TAAGATGCCATTTCTATAAACATCATACCTGGTGATGTAGGAGAGAAGTCATTATAGGTATTAGGGAAGTAATTCTTAGTATACTCTATTAGCTGTGATCTAAAGTCATTAAATCCTCTATTAACGTATTTTATTTCTCTATCTTGAGCCATTATTGATCTATATTTATTAGGATTTCGTCTTGAATACTAGAGTTTATAATTTTATATTTAAGGTATACTCTAAGTGTATTATTATCCGGGTCACCGGATATCTCAAATAATGTTTTTTTAACTCTAGGAAAAAATGTCCCTATTTCTGATATTATACGTGCTTTCAGTTCTATAATAGTATCCTCAGATACATTATCAAAAAGTAGCAACCTTATATCAGAGCCAAATAAGGGATTAAGGTATCTTTCTCCTTTGTTTGTTAAGAAGTAGTTAATCAGGTTAGCTTTGATAGCTTCTTTAGTAGTGTAGGTTGTATTAAAGACAGCGTTACCAGAGAATGGTAGGTTAACACCTACACCTACTGATGTTCTTATATCTAACGGATCTTTTTGTTCAAACCTTACTATCATCTGTTATCTTCCTTGTCTATCTTTTTCGTATGATTTATCTAATATAGACTTTGCTTTACTTACAAAATCTAACTTAGAGATATCTATACCTGGCATTGGTCCAGAGTTTTCTGTTAATCCCATACCCGTTGCTATATTAGAAGCAAAATTTGGTTTCATAGGTCCAGGATTATTTATCATGTTATTGTAATCTTGACTAGACATTTCTTGTCTTGTGTTTTCTAGCATAGCATCTAGAGAAGCACTCTTACCAGTTGACCATCTTTTAGGTTGGTTTTTAGGTACCTCTTTGTAGGTAGCTTGCTGCGGAGTACTAGCTATTTTTACTGCTTCGGAGATTACGTCTTGTAACTCTTCCTTAACAGCAGCTCTTACTTCTTCTCGTATGATTTTTCTTAATTGATCGAGTTTCATATATATAAATAGTTAAGTTATGGAAGTTGTTTATTATTTTTTTTACATTACTCTGTTTATCTGGTATTGGTTTGCACCAAACTCTCTTAATTCGTTTCGTATTTCATCATCATCAAATCCTTTAGCGACTAACTGTCTATACTTTTTCTGCACTTCTGGATATCTTCTGGTTATTCTTTTAGGTTTACTCGGCAGTGGAGTAGGAGTGACTACGGGTAAAGGAGTAGTGGTTGGACTAGTATTTGTCTCGCTACTGCTATCTTCTTCTATAACATCTAAACCTAGCTCTACTGTAGCTCTTTTCTTAAATATATTTTCTATTGAAGTACTTGCTGATTTTTCTACGGTAACAACGTTATTTGTTTTTAATTGATTGAGTCTAAATTTTACTTCCTCAACTAATATTTCAGGGCTACTAGCAAATGATTTAGGGCCTGTTAATACAGTTATTCCTCTAAAGTCTATAGCAACAGCTTGTCTTCTAGCTGAGATAGGAGGTGAGTCCGGATCTTTTAATACTTTTATTGTATATGTTTCTCCGCTCTCAGATATAAAGGTGATTCCTTTAACATATATATCATCAGTTTTAGATTGAACATCGTCTATTATTTTTCTTCTTTCTTCATCAGTTAAATCTTGTTTAGAGTAACAGGCATCTATTAATCCTTGAATTATAGTAACTATAGCTAAAACAGGTGCTATACTATTTTTTGTTGTTATTACAGCAATTTTTATAGTCTCTTTTACTTCTTCTAAATCTTCTAGTCTTTCTTCTGCTCTTCTAATTCTCTCTTCTAATTTAGTTAAGTTTGTTGTTTTCTTAGCACCAGTAGGGGTACCGGTTGTACCTGTTATAGGACTAGCGACGAAGTCAGGTCTATAATGAAACTGTATGTCTAAATATATTTGCAATGCTAATATAGCAGCATCTAATAATATGGGAAGTTTTTCTATTCTATCAATTACTTTTTGCACTCTACTAAGAACAGTTTCTATAGCATCTAGTTTCTTTGTAAGAGCTTTAAGCTTTGGAGGTGGTGGACAGGTATCAGAAAGTTCAGATAAAACGTCATTTACTATAGAAAAAACTCTAGCGATTACAAGTGCTCTAGCCATTCCTAAAACAGTTATAGCATACTCTGCTAGCTTTGATTTTATTTTCTTCTTAAATGTATGTGGCATTACTCTGTATATACTTTACGCGATTTCAATAATGACGCTCCGTTAGGGTTAATCTGTTGGTCTAATTTCTGCATAGCAATTACTACTGAAGGACCTATAAGGTTAATATCCGGTATTGGACCTCCGCTGTTCTTGGCTTTAGATAAACCTTTACCTATATCTATCATAGTGTCTAAAAGAGATTTAAGGAATAATTCTAAAGCTTCTCCTTTTATAACAGGCTGTTGTTCAGTCCTTTTAGCTTGTTCGCCAAGGTAGATCTTTTTAGCATCTAATCCAATATAGTCTTCTGAGTCAATAAATGTCTGTTTAGATGATATACCTAGAGAGTTAGTTGCTGTAAATATTATATCCTCTTCTGTAGAATTAAAAAATAGTCTACCGCTATTAAGTATAATCTGTTTACCTTCGTAAGCATCAGAAAGAATAGGTCTAGTTTTAGCTCCTGCAAATTTTACTTTTGACTGTTTAAGCGGTATAGTGTGTTGAGAGGTTAGGTATATAGAAGAGTCATCTTTGTTTATATCTTCTACGTATAATTCAGTTACTTCTAACTCTTCATGTCCGTTAGTAAGGATAGTAATAGGCTTTTGCTTATTAGAGTTATTAGTTAAAGTATTCATAGGAGACTTAGCTCCTCCAAATCTAATAGAGTTACCTAACCTACCCTGTATAATAGTGTCCCCGTTAAAAGGGTAAAGCGGTCTAACTTTACTATTTTCTTCATATTCGTATCCAGGAGCATCTTCATCTTGAGGTTCACTTTCTTTTTCTAAAGGTAAGTAATTTATATCGTTATAAATTCCTAATATAGAAATATAGTAATCATATTGAGACAGCTCTTCTGACTCTCTTGGGCCTTTTACTAGCAGTACTACTTCATTAATAAGAGGAAGTGTATTATTAAAAGAGTTAATAGGAAAAGCATACGGTAGAGTTTTAGTATCTTCTACGTCGATAGATTGAGTAAGGTTTACATACTTAATTACTCCTATGCCGTCTATAGGTTTAAATTTACCTGATGTTATTTCAGGATGGTTTTTATCTAATATAATATCCTTTACTCTTACCGGTATTATATTATCGGCAGATATACTGTTTATACTAGATAGGGGGTTGTTAAATTGCATCCTCTCCTTCTTCAGGTTTTTCTACTTCTTCTATTTCGTTTTCAATAGCTTCTTGTTCATCTAATAAGTCTTGAAGATCAGAAAAGTCAAATTCACCTGATTCACCTTTTGCAGCTGCAGCTTCTATTCGCTGGATTACTGTAGCTAGTTTAATTAAGTGTTCATCGTTTTTTACTCCTATCTCCATATACTCTTTTATCATAGGTACAATTAGAGTAGCATCGCCAATATTTTCTATAAGTGGTTTAAGTTCTCCTATTAGCCCTTTTACCTGTCCTTTGGTTTCTTTAGAATTGTCGTATATTTCAGAAAAAAGATCAGATAACGTTTTGCCTTTAAATATTTCTTTATCTAAGCTCATATAATAGTTTTATTATAAATAGATTATATGTAACTATTGTTCAAAAGTCCTTGATCGTACATCTTTTGGTATATAGCGTACCATTCTTTTTTAAGTACGTTTACTACTTTAGTCAGAGTAGGAGTATCGCAATCTGTCATTTCTCTTATATAAATGTAAAGTGCTTTCTTTTTAAATATTTCTATATCGTTTCTAGTTTTGAATACCACGAGAACAGCATCAGCTATCTTTCTATCAGAAGGTTTTTCGAAAAGCTCGTCTAATCTTTCGTACATATCTGATATCCAGTTATCTAGAACTAGTATAAGTGTTTTTCTATTTACTGAGTCTATATTACTACCTGGTTCATAAGATTCTTCCATTTCAGAGAACTGTCCTATTCTCTTTAACTTCTTATAGTTCTTATTATTGTAGTTAATTAACCACCTTTTAACAATAGTACCGAAATAAGAATATGCTTTAGCTCCATTTGTAGGATCAAACTTCATTATCTTGTCTTCTAGTAATACAGCAACGAGTTCGTGCTTTAAATCTTCTATTTTGTCTACATCTGTATAGTAGAACTTAAAAGTATGTATTATATTTTCAGATAGTTTATAAAAAGGGATGTAGATGTGATCAGTAAAGATTTTGTTTCGATAGTCTTGATCAGTAGACTCATTATATTTTACTATGTATTCTTCAGTTTCTTTTGTAAAGTAATTAGCTTTCGCTTTTTTTCTTGCCATAATTTTCAGGGAGCATATATCGGTTTAGCTCTTTTTGTACGTTTTCCATTTGTTTAAAAAAATAACCGACCTCATCGTCTGACTGAAATGTACCTTTCTGATCAAGATTCTTTAGGTGCTTTTGACCTTCGCCTACGGCGTTTGATATATTTTGTAAGTATTGTACTTGGTCTTGTACAACATCTTCATAGTTTTCTACTTTTCTAAGTAGATTATATACAATATATGATAATATTCCGGAAAAAGCAACTAGACTTCCGAGAATTACGTAAAATAATGTTGGATTTATTTCCATTTTATGAATTTATAAGTTTTTTAACATGTTTGACAGGCCGTCTGATGAGTTTACCCGTCTACCTGTAGTAGATTTAGTTTTGGTAACTTTAGATTGAGTATTTCCTCCGGTATTTAACCACATATCGTACTCAACCTTAGAGGCTAAGAAGTCTGCTGTGTGTAATACTGAGATAATAGAAGTTTTTTGTCTAGATGACTGTACGTTACTGAAAAAGTACGCTTCATTAGCTTTATCAAACACTCCATCATGGCATCTAATAGCTAAAAACTCTTTTTGACTTACTTTTATACCAAATTTCTG